CAAAGTCAAAGTCTACAAGACCTCCAAGGGCTATCCGGTGGTGACTTCATGGATGTACATCCGCCGGGACGCCGTAGCCGAAATGAAATGGTTCTGGTCTGAGTTCGGCGCAACTCCGGCCGCCATGACCAAGGTGAAGGTCGCGCCGAAGAAGACGGAAGACCCATTCGATAAGTTTAAGAACCGGCGAAAGACGGCGGCCTAGCGTTTCATGGACTCGATGACCACAACCTGTAGTACTTTCGCGACGCTCCTTGTGGTATAGTGAGGTCAAGTTGAAAACAGATTTTTGGGATATGATCCACGAAGTTAACCTCCCGTTGGTCGAGAGGATGGTTGCCGAGAATCCTGATCGACTGGGCGAGCCGATTTACACAGACACTGGGGTCACATTGCCGTTGTGGCTGGATTCCGGCGGGGAGATTCCACCAGGGTTTGATAAGTGCTGTGATGAGCTGAAGATCAGAACGTTCTGGAAAAACAAGCATCCGACTAGAGACATCGTGATTTGGCGAAAGAAGCTGGGCGATTTACCAGATTCCCCGTTTGAAACGAACGTAATCCACGATGAGGTGTATCTGATTATCTGAACCGAACTTTTTATGAAACCTAGAATCATCACCATCACCATCGAAGGCGAAGGCCGCAACTACGGGGCGACGATAGACCGGATCATAAAGCATAACCGGAAACTGTTCACAGCATGCCCAAAAAAAAGAAAGCCACAAAGCTTCACCCGGTAACCGCCTACGCGCAAGCGGTGCTCGACGGCGAGATCGTCACCGGGAGGCTGGTGAAACTCGCCTGTCAGCGGCATATGCGGGATTTAAAAGATGGTCATAAGCGGGGCCTGCGGTTCGATCAGGAGTTGGCGGACCATTTCATAGACTTCTGTCCAAAATTTCTGAAGCACAACGAAGGCAGGTTTGCCGATCAACCATTCGTCTTGTCGGCTTCTCAAATGTTTATCTGGGGTTCGGTCTTCGGTTGGCTCAAGACGAACGGATACCGTAGGTTTCGCCACGTCTACTGGGAAGAATCAAAAGGAGGCGGAAAAACTCCAGCAGCTAGCGCGGCCGCAATTTATGTCTTGACGATGGACGACGAACAGGGGGCCGAAATCTACACGGCCGCCGTCACCAGAGACCAGGCCGGAATAGCGTTCAAAGATTGCAAGCACATGGCGGAGAAATCGGAATTCGCCGATCGCTTGATAATCACCGAACACAACATCGCGTATCCGGCCACAAACTCTTTCATCCGCTCGGTGTCTTCTGAGGCAAACTCGCTTGACGGAAAACGTGTCGCATTTGTCATTCTCGATGAAGTACATGAGCACCGGACGCCGCTGGTTATCGATAAAATGGTAGCCGGCAACAAAGGCCGGATGCAACCGCTCAACGTTCGGGTAACGAATTCTGGATGGGACCGAACGTCGGTTTGCTGGTCGGAGCATGAATACTCCCGCGAGGTCCTGGAGCAGATTCGAGAGGACGATGATTGGTTCGCGTATGTCTGCCAGCTTGATCCGTGCGAGAAGTGTTTATCCGAGGGGAAATCATCGCCTCAAGACGAATGTAAAGAATGCGATCACTGGTGGGACGAAAAGACATGGATCAAAGCGAATCCTAATCTGGATATTTCAGTGACGAGCGACTACCTTCGCGGAGAGGTAAAAAAAGCCCTGGCGATATCGTCTAAGGCGCTAACGGTAAAACGTCTAAACTTTTCAATCTGGACGGAGAATATTAGCCATTGGCTACCGATGGACGAGTGGGATCTATGTGGCTTCCCGAAGGGCACCGAAGAAGTCAGAGCGATTGCAGCAGCAATGGGCGGGTTTGATTTCCATCCCAATAAGCTACGCGAATATCTGAAAGGTCGCCGGTGTTTTGGTGGCGTCGATTTAGCCGATACCACCGACACCGCATCTTTCGTGTTGATTTTTCCGCCTGCAAAAACAAAACTAGTGGACGTTGTTAGCAAAGAGTTAGACAAGGAAATTCATACCGTAGAGCTCGATGTTGATGCAATCGAGGAACCGTTTATAATTCTGCCGTGGGTATGGATTCCCGAAGATATGGACAAGCGAACTGGTAAGGAGCGGGAACGGTTCAAGGCATGGGTCAGCAAGGATATGATCGAAGCGACGCCAGGCAACTCGATTGATTACCGCTACATTTTGAAGACCATTGCCCAATGTCGCATAGATTATGATCTTCAGGCGGTCGCTTTCGATCCTTCCGGCTCTCGAGGAATCATTACTGACCTCTGTGCAGATTACGGGTTTACTCAAGACGCTAAAGAAGCAGAGAGATTTCGTAAACCTTGGATTACTCATTTCGACCAAAGCCATCGATCCTTTGCGCCGCCAACGAAAGATTTTTCCCGACTTGTCATTAAGCACAAAATTCTACATGCCAGGCATCCGCTGATGCGCTGGTTTGTCGGCAACGTAGTCCTCGAACTCGACCCATATAGCAACCCGAAACCGCACAAAGGCAAGAGCACGGAAAAAATAGATGGCGCGATAGCAGCGGTCATGGCTTTGGATTTCGCTCTAAAAATGCCGGCTAAGGGCGGCTCAGTTTACGAAGATAGGGGGCTCTTGGTCCTCTAAGGGGAGAAAAAACATGTATCCAGAACCGTCAACAGCACAAGCTCTAACTCAGCAAGCGGTCATTGGGGCCACGAAGCGGCTGAAAACGGTCCGCAAGGAATCGCGAGATCTCGGCATCAACACGCCAGGGTTGACCGAGTCTTTTATGTTCGGTGAACGTGGCAGTGTCCATATCAACGAGCACAAAGCGATGTGCATCGCCGCGGTCTACGCCTGCGTCTCCTATATCGCCGATTACGTCGCCTCCCTGCCCAAAATCACCTACGAACGCACCGATAAAGGCAGAAATCGGGCCTCAAAACACTGGCTATACCCGATAGTCCACGACGACCCGAACCCCTACATGAACGATTACGAGTTCAGCGAGACGTTGACCGGTCACGTTCTGTTGTGGGGCAACGGCTATGCTGAGATCGTGCGGAACGGCGCCGGCGAGGTTGTCGAGCTTTGGCCGCTCCGACCGGACCGGGTCAGGCCATTCCTTAGCGATGGAAAAGTTTTCTACGAGGTCATGTTACCGAATGGCGGGCAGGCTATTTTGCCATTTTCTAGCGTGTTTCATATCCACGGACTCGGTTTTGATGGTCTAGTAGGCTATTCACCTATCAAATTTCACTGTGATACGATGGCTTTAGCCATTTCTGAGCAACAATACCGAGAAGCTTTTTTCAAAAATGACGCCCGTCCCGGTGGTGTCCTGACGCATCAGGCGAACCTCGGCGAGGAAGCGCAGAAAAGACTGCGTAAACAATGGGAAGAGGCGCACGGCGGCTTAGGCAACCGGAACCGTGTCGCGATCCTCGAGGAGGGAATGACATGGCAATCGGTAGGCATTCCTGCCAAAGACATGGAGTTTATCGAGGGCCGAAAGTACCAGAAAATGGAAATCGCCACGATTTTTCGCGTCAAGCCCTATAAAATAGGGATTATGGAGCCAGGAACGGTCTCATTCGCATCGATCGAGCAGCAGGCCATAGATACCCACTTCGATACGATGATGCCGTGGGTGAGCCGCTGGGAGCGCAAATTCACCCGTCTGTTGAGCAAGTCGGAACGTCTGAAATATTACGTAGAATTTCTTTTCGATGGGGTGATGCGTGCCGACAGCGAATCCCGCGGTAGAACGCTCCAAGTGAAGCACTTGAACGGGGTTTTGAGCGCCAATGAGTGGCGCGCGCTGGATAATTTAGACGAAATTCCCCACGGAGACGATTTCTGGATGCCAAGCAATATGCAGGTTGTCGGTCAGGAACCGCCGGAGCCGGTCGCTCCGCCAGCGGGAACCAACGGTCAACGATCGCTCACGCCAGCGGTGCCTTATCCGGTTCCCGACCTGCGGCATGCGAACGGGAAGGCGGTAGGGAATTGAGCGATCAATCACCACGGACCTGCGGCACCTGTACAGCCTGCTGCAAGGTTCTCGGCATCGACGAACTCAAGAAACCGTCGGTCTGGTGTCCGCACTGCGAAATCGCCAAAGGCTTGACCTTGAGCCGCTCCTTCTCCTTCTCAACGTGAAAAACGACCTTGGTTTTGTTTTGATCGTTGTCGGGCTGAAAAAGTATCTCCGGACGGCGTATGAACGGGAACAAATTGGAGTGAATCAATGAAAAACACTTACCGAATAGACGAAGCCGCAAAGGAACTTGAGGTGTCGCGCCGAACGGTGGAGCGCTTGATTCAGCGAGGAGAACTTCAATCGTTCAAAGTCGCCGATACCCGCCGAATCGATGCCCGAGAGCTCGAAAGACTAAAAAAAAACGAGCCGAGGACCGATTAAGGCTACCTGCAAGCGATTTCTAGCGTCAGCATCCGACACTTCCCCTATCTTTCCTCTATTCCTTCCTCAATAATTACGTTCAACATGATTGAACGTCGGTTTTTAGTTCAAGAATTGCGAGTCGACAAGAAAGGCAAGCAGCCGGTCATCTCAGGTCATGCTGCGGTTTTTAATCAACGGTCGGAGGAGCTATGGGGCTTTAGAGAAGTCATCCTTCCCGGTGCATTCGCCAAGAGCATCAAAAAAGACGACATCCGCGCGTTGTGGAATCACGATCCCAATTTCGTTTTGGGACGGAACAAATCCGGCACATTGACCCTTGAGGAAGACGGAAAAGGGCTTGCCGTCCGTATCGAACCGCCAGATACCGCCTTTGTAAACGATTTTTTTCTTGAAACTATCCGGCGCGGCGATGTCGATCAGATGAGTTTTGGTTTCAGGACCGTCTCTGATCAGTGGCGAATGGAAGACGGCGGACATATTCGCGAGCTCGTAGAAGCGGACCTTTTTGACGTCTCGCCCGTAACTTTTCCTGCATACCCTCAGACAGATGTCCAGGCCCGTGATTTTTACGAAGCACGGATGAAAATTGAACCGGTAAGCGTCCCTACGGTCGAGGAAAACGCGGATTCTCTTGCGGCAGCAGCGGAAGCGCGGGCAAAAAACGCTGTTTTGCGTCAGCAAATGAACGAAAAACTTTACCAGTACCTATGAAATAAAACTTTAACTGTAAAATCTCTGACTAGATTCCGGATTTGGCCGTCTGGATTCTAGCCGAAGCAAATTTGAAAGGGCTCATTCTCGTCGACGAGCGGGGATGAGTCCTTTCTTTTTTTGCGCCAAACAAAACTCCCCGTCCCTCGTCAGCGGGCAAAGAGGGAGAAAGAAAAATGGTTGATGTACTCGAACTGAAGCAAAGACGGGGAGCGCTCGTAAAGGAGTCTCGCAAGATTCTGGACGCAGCGGACGCCCGCGGCGAGTCCTTAACGGCTGAGGAAAAAGAAAAATACGACAAAATGGACGCCGAAGTCGATGCTTTAGGCGCCCGAATCGCGCAGGAAGAGCGTCAAATCCAACGTGAAGCGGAGCTCGCCCGAGCTGCTACCGGTGGAGTCATCGGTGCCAATGGTACGAACGGCACCGCTGCTCGATCCGGCGGGGTTCATTACCTCGATAATTCCAGACAGGCGGCGAGCTATCAGCACGTCGAGGAAGTCGAGCGGCGCATGGCGTTTGCCATCCAAGGGTGGCTACGTGCAGGCAAACCGTCCAATTCCAAGCTTCAACTCGAAGAAGAACACCTAGAGGCCGGTCGATATTTCAACATCGACCTTCGGGCACGCGAAATCTGCCTCCCGATCGCCAAGGATTACCGGAAAATCAAAGCAGAATGGCGCGCCATGTCGCTTACAGCGGCCTCCGGTGGCTACACGGTGCCCCAAGGATTCGTGAACGCTCTCGAAGTCGCTTTGTTGGCTCACGGCGGTGTCCGGAAGGTTGCCTCGGTCATGCGAACCGCAACCGGGAACGATTTGCCGTGGCCTACCATGAACGATACTTCGAACAAGGGCGAGATCATCAACGAGGCCACTACTTTTGGCGCTTCTGTTGACCCGACCTTTGCCAATGTCGTTTTCAAGGCGTTTAAGTATTCCAGCAAGCCGATTCTTGCCTCCACCGAAATTTTGACGGATTCCGCCTTTGACCTTGCTGCAGAAATCGGCGAGGCCCTCGGTACTCGTATCGCCAGAATCCAAAATGATCATTTTACCACCGGTGCAGGTACGACACTGCCAAAGGGTTTGACCATCGCTGGTGTCGTCGGCAAGGCCGCCGCCTCAATGACGGCGTTCACTGCGGACGAAGTCATTGATCTAGAACACTCGGTCGATCCCGCTTATCGAGAGAACGCCAGTTTCATGTTTCATGACACAGTTCTGGCGTTTATCCGCAAGCTGAAAGAAGCGACAACCAACGCGTACATCTGGCAGCCGGGATTGCAGAATGGCGTACCGGATAGGCTGCTTGGCTACCCGTACACCATCAACCAATCCATGTCCGCAGCTTTCACAACCGGTCAGAAACTCATCCTGTTCGGCGACATGAGCAAGTACAAAATCCGTGACGTTGCGGAGGTCCGGTTAGTTCGCTTGGACGAACTTTACGCGCAAACCGATCAGGTCGGTTTTGTGGCCTTCATGAGAACAGACGGCAACTTGCTTGATGCCGGTACCCGTCCGGTGAAGTGGTTGGCCCTGGCCTAATTGGGCGTGACGCCAGAGGAGGCAGCGACACGATTGGCCGACGTGATGAACGAAATCGAAGCAAGCGGGTTTGTTTTATACCCGCACCCTCGGCCAGTCGGTATTTCTGTAAGAGTTTCGAAACCGGAATTTCCTGAACGCTACCCGACGCACCCTGATCACACCAGGGTCGTTTCCTCGATTTGGGACGACGGCGACGGGAAAGGCTGGAAAGTGAGAACCGCATAAAATGGTCGAACATCTTACATCCAGAGTGAAAATTATTGAGGCAATCACGGAAGCCAACGGTGTCGCCGGCATGGCTGATATCAACGGTTCCATCGTCGATATGTCCGGGTTTGAGGCTATCGCCTTCGTGGTCATTTTCGGTGCCATCGTCGGAACCGCAGTCACCGGAATCAGGATCCAGCGGGATGTCGACGTAGCCGGTGGGACCATGGCGGACATCGAAGGCAGCGCTCAGGCTATCGCGGACACCGATGATGGAAAGATTGTTATCAGCGACGTCTATCGGCCGGGCGAGCGCTATGTGCGCGGTGTCGTCGATCGCGGTACGGCAAACGCAACCGTCAGAGCGGCTTTTTATATTCTCTACGGGTCCCATGAGCATCCCGTTTCTGGGCATGGGGCGACGGTAGTGGTCGAGCAGCTCAAGGACAAACCAGAAGGGACGGCTTAATCCATGAAAGTAGAAGTAATCGCCTGCATTCAGCAGGACGAATATCGCCTGGCACCAAACAATGGCAACGTGCCGCCGGTTTATGCCGATGTTCCCGACGAAGTCGGGGAACGATGGGTAGCGCTAGGGTTAGCTCTGAAGGCCAAGGGCGACGATGACGCCGATGAAAGCAAGCCTAAGGGTCCGGTGGAAACCGCTGCGCTGAAACAGCCGGAAGTCGCCACTGGTCTTCGTCAGAGAGCGAATCCTACCAAACCGCCAGCGACCGAATGATGCATGTTCAAGCTCATAACAGCAGAGGATATCAGGGCTTCATCGAAGGCTACTATCGGTGACGAGTTCAACCTATTAATCGACGACATCATCATACCGAGGGTGTGTGAACTGCTTGCAGATGAGTGTAACCGTCCTGATTTTGATTCTAAGTCTCGCACAGAATTATTTTCTACGCGTTCACGGCAACGGGTTTTATTTCTCAAGTCGCCACCGATAGCGGCTTCCCCAACAATTCAGGTTTGGCAAAGCACGTCGACGCCGCGGGTATTCGATGCCGGGACGCTGCTGACCAAAGACGTTGATTACTTTGTCGATGAACAGATCGGTATCATTGAGCGACCAAGCAGCTCTTATTTTTCCGAAGGCCCGAACGTAGTCAAGGTCATCTACACGGGCGGGTATGTGACCTCGGACGGTCAAGGGGTCCCGCCGCTACTCAAGGGCGCTGCACTCTACCAAGCAAAATTAATATTCGACCGGCGGGAAGAGCTTGGCGTTTCTTCGAGGTCAGTTGAAGGCGGTTCGCTTAGTCTGCTCCCGCTGATTTTACCACCGGACATCAAAAAGGAACTGAGAAAGTTCAGGTTGCCTACTTACTGCTGAGGAAACTATGGCGACAGGGCTCAAGTTTAACTTTGCTCAATTGAAAGGGCTGGACGAAGACCTCACCGCGAGCGCGAAAAGCGTTGGCGTCATTGCAAGCAAGGTCCTAACGCTACAGCTCCGCCAGCTCCGCACGGAAATGCGGCCGCAGATCCCGCGCGCGCGTGGTGCCCTACGTCGGAGCTTTGGTTTCTGGGTCAGACGCGGAAGGGGCGATCAAGGAAACGTCACGGCTAAGTTCGGTTTCATGTTTAACAAACGGGTTTCGGCATCGGCTGCGGTAGCGGGAAACGTTTTACAGGCCGGCGGGGCTCACCCGAAAAAAGGAAAGTATTTGTGGATTCCAATCGGTGGCAACCGCAACGCCGACGGTAGTGCGGCGACAAACCCGCGTGAATTGATTGCCGGTGGCGGTTTCGTAGCGACCTCGAAGGCGGGAAACAGAATCGCCTTTCACCGTAGCGGTATGCCGGCATTCACTTTGAAAACTTTCGTCAAGCTGTCGGCGCCACCGCTGCCCATTGAGGCGCGTATAGAAAGACAGGCGCCCGAGATTGCCAAGGACATCACGGAGTCGATCGCGCAAGTGATCGAGGCAAAGAAAGTCGTCGTCGGCAACTTAAATGGATAGCGTCAGGATCCTAATCCTCAACGCAGTTCTCGGCGTACTCGAAACGGTGGAAGGGATCGGTGACACCGGCGGGGTTAAACGAATGCTTCTCGACGTCCAAACTTTTCCGGCCGGGTTCGTGACGCCAGGGAACGATGAGGTCATTGAATACATCGGCCATTTCATTACGCGGGAAATGGAAGTCGATACTCAACTCGGGGTCAATGCAGAAGGCAACGTCTTGGCTGTTTTAGAGGAATTCTTACCGAAGGTTCAACAGAAATATGCCGCTGACTATACCATCGGGTTTGGTCAAGGTGGCCCGGTGCTCGACTTCACCGAGTTGCGGGTGTCCGAACCATTTCCATTTACGACTGCGGAAAACATTGCGGGAATCGTTATCACTCACAAAGTGCAATACCGGGTACGCAGGGACGACCCGTATAGCTGGACTTAAAAAGGAGAAACGAACATGGGCAGTGGACTCACACGACGAGCGGTTGCATTGGGACGAATCCAATCCGGCGAGGGTGTCGCCGCTGTACTTCACAAAGGCCTGAACGGGCTTCTGCTCTCTGACCTGTCCTGGACACCGGAGGCGGAACGGATAGAGCGAAACTTTCTTCGTGACGCCATCTCGCCGCTACCGGATCAAGTCGGGCGAAAACTTTTCGATGTAACCTTCGGTTTCGAACTGAAGTCGGGACCAGCGGCTGGGACGAGACCGGAATGGTCACCCCTCGCGCGCGCCGCGGGCATGTCGGAAACCATCTCGGCAACCGTGACTTCAATCAGAAGCGCGGCATTGAAATGGACACTTAGCCCAGCCGGTGGAGCCGGTAAATTCTACGCCGATTTGACGGCGGGCGGCGACCCTTCTTTGACCGACCCGAAAACGGTGCGCGAAGGCGGTCAAGACATGACGCGGGCGACATCGCTGGCGCTCATGGCACCGGGTCAATTCTGGTACGGCGACGGTGACACGCTTGGTTTCAGCACGATTTACGTGATGCTGACCGACAGCTTGGATCCTGACACTAAGGCACTGGATTTTCTGCATACCGTTTCGGCCGGTGTAAGCGTGACGTACACATTTATTGACACGGGTTTCGAGTTCGGAACCTTCGACATCTACATTGACGGTCTCCTGATTCACGTCGTTGACGCCATCGTCGATATCACCGGGATTCAATTCACCGCAGGTCAATCGGCCATCGCTCAGGCGCGGCTAAGGGGCGCCTACGCGACCCCGACCGACGTTGTGCTGCCGACCGGTGTAAACTATCACAGCCATATCCCGGCACGCGCGGAAAGCATGCTGTTCACGATCGACGGTTACGCGGTCGGGACCATCCCAAGTTTCTCAATCAATTTTGCGAACCAGATCGCGGAGCGGCGCGACGTCAATTCGGTGGCCGGATATAAAGGCAGCCGTCTGGTTGGCCGTGCGCCAGTCGGTCAGTTGCAGATGGAGCAGGAGCTGGTCTCCGTGTTCCCTGCCGTGACTCGGTTCGAGAACGCGACCGTCATGCCGTGGAGCGCAAAAATGGGTTCTGCCGGTACGCGGATCAACTTTTCATCCCCCGGTATTCAATTCACTTCGATTCGGTCGGCAGACATCGGCGGGATCAGGGGTTGGGATATCGGGTTGAAGTTCAGCCAGCCAGGTCTGGTTAAAGAGTTTACGATGTTGCTGGATTAGTTTCACGGGAAACAATTTTAAGGGGGATTTTATGAATATCAGAGAGCTTTTCGACGTTGAGGTCGCCGTACCTCTGGAAGTCGAAAACCACACCGTCACTTTCTATTTCAGAAACGCAAAGACCGAAGAGGAGCTTGAATTTCGACGCCGCACGTCCCGTCAGCGAATCAATGGGAATGGCTCGATTGAGAGTTCAGATAGTGCCCTTCAGGCGCCGATGTATTTATTCAAGGCGCAGTGTACGCGCATTACGCTGGCCAATGGCGACGGTAGTCCAGCGCAAGACGTGCCGAAAGAGGAATGGTCAGCTATCCCAGATCAGCACAAGCTCGATGCTTGGGTGACGTTTCGTAGTCGCGTGAAAAAGAAAGAGGCTCAAGACCTCCTGGACTGAGTCAGGAGCTCGATGAACAGCTCGGGCTCGTCGGTGCTCCGAAGGAAAAATGCCCGTACAAAATACCACCGGCCATCGATATCCAATCGGAGACCGCATGGACGATCAACGGTGTTCCTCGGGAGCAGGCAGACCAAAGTCTATGTCAGATGATCATCGTGAACCAGAACGCATGCGTCGGCTGCCCGATGAACGTCACGCCACCGGAACCATCGGCGTTCTTGCAGCTCATCCTTGAAGTCGATGAACTCATGGAAGCGGGCGCGAAT